GATTGAAAAAACTTATGGTTACAAGATTCCTCTATATTCTGATAAACAGATAGAGGTTTGTGTCATTGCTGTCAATGCTTTTAGTTCATACCCTATAAAAATAAATTCTGTAGATCTATCAGATATTGATCCGAAGTTTGTCATAGAGGGATTGACAAAAGCTAAAGAAAGTACTATAATAGACTCATCTTGTAGAAAAATAATTATTACTATAATGAATAACATTGAAAAGATAAGTCTATGAATATTTTCTATCTTCACGAAGAACCTAAGAAAGCTGCTGAACTACATAATGATAAACATGTAGTAAAGATGATTCTTGAATACGGACAACTTATGTCCACTGCTCATAGAGTTTTAGATGGTGTAGTCTATTACGGCAAAACAGCTAATGGTAGAAAAATTAGGCGTTGGCTTTTGCCTGATGACCGCGAACAAGTATTATGGAAAGCTAGCCATATATTACACCCCTCAGGAGTATGGACACGTGCTTCTAATCAAAATTATAACTGGCTTTACAGTCTTTGGAGCAATCTTCTTGAGGAATACACTTACAGATATGGCAAACATCATTCTGCAGAAAGAATGAAAAATTATTTCTATAGTTTACCCAATAATATACCTATAGGGCCATTTACTCAACCAACCCCCGCAATGCCCGATCAATATAAAATTACTGGAGATAGTCTTAGATCATATATAAATTATTATGTAGGTGCCAAGCAGCATTTAGCATCATGGAAAAAACGAGAAAAACCTGAGTGGTTCAATTATGCCTAGCTATAGTTTTAAATGTTCAGATTGTGAAAATATTTTTGATGTGCAATGTAGAATTTCAGAGATGACAGAACAGGAGTGTCCAAATTGTCATTCTAAAAAATATGAAACACACCACACTGGGAGGCAAGCTCTCATTGATCCGGTTCGTCTTGGGATCAAAAAAGCTGATGGTGGTTTTAATGAAGTCTTGTCTAAGATTGCCAGCGCTAATTATAAAAGCAACTTGACAGACAAATTATCAAGACGATGAGTATTACAATCTATTTTATCTCCGAGGAGGGCAATAGCTTATAGTTATTGCCCTTTCTTTTTCTAAACGAGGGCATACATGGCAAAAAAGAATAATTTACAACTACAAGCCGTTGATCATTCACATTTAACTATTTCCAATAAATTAAGATTGCGAATAGATGATCTTAAGGTTGTAGAGCCATTAACTAGTAATCAAAGGAGATTTTTTGAGCTTTACGAAAATTCTAGTATCATGCTTTTACATGGTGTGGCTGGTACTGGTAAATCTTTCATAGCGCTATACAAAGCATTAGAGGAGGTGATGGATAAGAGCAGTCACTATAGACAAGTAGTTATAGTAAGATCTGCTGTACCATCCAGAGAAATTGGGCATTTACCAGGCGATGAAAAAGAAAAGACTGAGGTTTATAAACTACCATATGTAGATATTTGTGATGATTTATTCGGTAGAGGAGACGCTTTTCAAAGATTGGAGGAGCAACACGTAGTAAAATTTATGGTTACATCTTTTGTAAGAGGTATAACTTTAGATGATTCTATTATTATAGTTGATGAAGCACAAAATATGACAGATATGGAATTAAATTCTATAGTTACAAGAGTAGGAGAAAGATCAAAAATTATATTCTGTGGTGATTTTAGGCAAACCGATCTATACAAAAAGACGGATATGTCTGGACTCAAAAAGTTCATGGCAATTGCAGATATGATGCCCTCATTTCAGACAATTGAATTCAACGTCCAGGATATAGTAAGATCTAATTTAGTTAAGGAATACATATTAGCTAGATTAGAATATGAAGAAAGATATGGAAATTAAGTGATAAATAATAGAGCTGGGTAACCGGCTCTATTTAACTGAGGATAAAATGTATAAGTATCAATTATGGGTTAGAATTAACGATTTTCAAACTGCCAACACAATAGTATGGGCAGAAAACGATTATGCAGCAAAGATGCTAGGTGAAGCCCAATATGGTGTTGGCAATGTTCTTAATTATACAAGGATTGAATAATGAATACTTTAGATTTTAATCAATCAAAATTTACATACTTAACAGCTAGTGATATTAATACTAAAATGGCTGGTGTATACAAGCACATGGCTCTAGCTGTTTTGGTTAGTATGTTAGTAGCATATTCTGTTAGCACAGTTCCTGCGTTGATGGCATTCTTGTTTACTGGCTGGATGAAGTATGTTATTATGTTTCTACCATTAGTAGCAGTTCTAGGAATGACTGTAGCATTAAATTCTGATCCACCTAAAGAACTAGCACAACTAATGTTATTAGGGTTTTCTGTTATTATGGGAGTAAGTTTTGCCACTATCTTTGCAGTATATAAGATGGGTAGTATATTTACTGCCTTTATGGGTGCAGGTATACTATTTGGTACCATGAGTTTTTATGGATACTTTACCAAACAAAGTCTAGATAGTTTAGGTAAGTTTATGTTTATTGGATTGATTGCTATTGTAATAACAAGTATAATTAATATTTTTATCGGTAGTAGTATAGTTGCTATGGTAATTAGCGCTTTAGCTATAATTATCTTTTTAGGATTGACTGCTTATGACACACAGAAAATCCGAGAAATGATTATGGATGGACAGGATAACGTAGAAGTTATAGGAGCGTTATCATTATATCTAGATTTTATTAATATTTTCTTGAGCTTACTACAATTGTTTGGCGATAAGAAAGAATAATGGAGACAGCACATGGCTGAAGAATTCGATTTTTATTTTACTGAGGAACAACTACAACATTTAATACCAAGAGCAAAAAATATTTCCGAATGGTATACGAGTATGTGTGAGATTTTACCTCAGTATGATATTTACGATATAGCCAGAGTTGCTGCTTTTATAGCACAATGTGCTCACGAATCAGGTGGGTTTACAACACTATCGGAAAATTTAAATTATTCTTGGCAGGGATTACGAAAAGTATTTCCTAAATATTTCCCGGATGATGCTACTGCTCAAGCATACAATAGGCAACCAGAAAAAATTGCAAATAGAGTATATGCAAACAGAATGGGTAATGGATCAGAGGCTAGCGGCGAAGGATACAAATTTAGAGGTCGTGGATTGATTCAATTAACAGGTAAATCCAACTATCAAAGATGCAGTATGTCTATGTTCGAAGATAATACTTTATTGGACAACCCTGACGTATTAACTCAACCATATTATGCTTTACATTCAGCATGTTGGTTTTGGAATGCTAATAGATTAAATGAATTGGCAGATGTCCAAGATATTAAAATGATGACTAAAAAAATTAATGGTGGATTTATTGGATTAGAGGATAGAGTTAAACATTATAATCATGCGATAGAAATTCTTCAGTCATGAACGTCCCAAAAATAAAAATTTTTGCTGTAAGTAATGTTTATTGTAGATTAATGGAATTTGAAAAAGAGGGCGATACTGAATTAGGACATTCACACTTTTACGATCATGCAACTTTATTATCAAAAGGAGCCCTAAAAGTAGAAATGCTAGATGAATCTGGAAATACTACATCTCAAAAAATTTTTAAAGCGCCCTCCTTTATTTTTATAGCAAAAGATATTAAGCATAAATTAATAGCTTTAGAAAATGAAACTATTGCTTGTTGCATACATGCTTTAAGAGATATTGATGAAGATATAATATCTAGTGATACGTTAGTAAATGAGACTATATTCAAAGAAATAGACTCAGCATACATTAGAAACATGACAGAATTCTTTAAAACAAAAGATATTGAAATAAAATCTATAATAAAAAATAAGTATGAATTTTAACCATGTAGAAGTGCCCGATGTAGATCTTAAAAGAATAACTGAGGAATCAGGTAAAAGAGTCTATATTACTCCAGACGGCAATAAGTATCCTTCGGTTACTACTATGCTTTCCTATTTTAGCAAAGATGCTATCAAAGAATGGCGTAAAAGAGTAGGCGAGGAAGAAGCTAATAAAATTACAAGACAAGCTGCTACTAGAGGTACAAGGCTTCATAAGATAGTAGAAAAATTTTTAGCCAATGAAGATATGGAGATTGAAAGTCCTACACAGTTAGCTCTTTTTAAAAGTATTATTCCTTATTTGAATAATATAGATAATATCTATTTACAAGAAAAATATCTGTATTCAGATCACCTTAGATTAGCCGGCACTGTAGATTGTATTGCAGAATATAATGGTAAGTTAAATGTGATTGATTTTAAATCCTCGTCTAAACCTAAGAGAGAAGATTGGATTGAGGGTTACTTTGTTCAAGCCACTGCCTATGCAATAATGTTCGAGGAACGATACAAAATACCTGTTCCTCGAATAACAATCATGATTGCTGTGGAAAATGATTATCCACAAATATTTCAAAAGAAACGTGATGAATATGCGGGCAAACTTTTAAAAATGCGAGACGAATACGAATGGTCAACTAAAGGGTAGACATACTATCCTTCATCTATTATAATATGATTAAGTGTTTCGAAGCATTCAATGGCTATACTTTACCTATACCGAATAAAATTCTTAATTACGAATTTGTATTCGATACTTTAGAAATTAATAGTGACCCATTGCAAGCATTTAAAACAGACATAGATGAAGTTCTTACTAATTCATTTGATGAAAGAAAAATTTCTCATTTAACTAAGTTGCCTTTTCTATATAATGATTTTAAAACATATAATAATTTTTTTTATCCTATAATATACAATCCACAGGGAAATATAATTGGATCCTACGGTAGAATTACTATTTTAAAAAATTATTTTCCAAAAAATAAAGTTTTACAATTAAAATACAGCGAAGAATATAATAATAATTCATTACAGTTTCTAATAGAAAACTGTAAAAACGAAAACAACTGGAATGTAGATAAGGAAATACACATTAGATTAGGGCAATTTAAAAATTTAAAGTATGTGTATAATTTAGAATTTGTGGATAAAAATAAAATGACTTTATTAGAATATTATAGGTCATTAGATAAATTTTGGTTTAGACTTAAAGATATAATTTTTCAAGTTAATCCAAAAAGTAGTACAGAGTACAAAATACTTTTAGATTTAATTATAAACGAACCCCTCTTTGAAAAAGGAAAAAGCAAATGCTAACTGTAGGTGATAAACTAAAACCGTTTCAAATCGTTGGTGTAAAGCCCGGTGCTCTTACACCCGAAGGTGCCTTTGAGGACCTGACGGAAAAATCTTTCCCTGGTAAGTGGAAAGTTATTATGTTTTATCCAAAGGATTTTACTTTCGTATGCCCAACTGAAATTGTTGCATATGATAAACTAAATAATGATTTCAAAGATCGTGATGCTGTTTTACTTATGGGTAGTACAGATAATGAATTCTGTAAACTTGCTTGGCGTAATCATCACGAAGACCTTAAGAAAACCAATTCATGGATGTTTGCTGATCTAATTAAAGAGTCCCAAGATTATAATAACGATCGTTATGTTGAAAATGGTCTTGCTGCTCAATTAGGTGTTCTTGACCGAGTAAATGGTGTGGCTTTACGAGCAACATTTATTGTAGATCCTAATAACGTTATTCAACATGTAACCGTTAATAATCTTGACGTTGGTCGTAGTCCAGAAGAAACTCTTCGTATTCTTGATGCACTACAAACTGGTGAACTTTGTCCATGTAATCGTGCAGTGGGCGGAGCTACTCTATGAATTGGGTTGACCAATTAAAAGAAACTATTCCCGACTATGCTAAAGATGCTCGTCTTAATTTTGACGCAGTAATTAAGCGTAGCAGTCTGCCTGCAGAAGAAGCAGAAGCTGTAGCAGTTGCCTCGGCTTTTGCTACAGGTAATTCAAAATTTTGGACTTGGGTACATAGTCAGATTGCAGATCGTAAAGAGGCTGATGCTGCCTTAACTGCTGCTAGTCTAATGGCTATGAACAATGTTTGGTATCCATATGTAGAAATGGCCGACGACGAAAATCTTAAAGGGTTACCAGCACAGTTACGTATGAATGCTATCGCTAGCCATGGTGGCACAACCAAAGCTCGCTTTGAGGCGTATAGTCTGGCTGCTAGTATTGTTGGTAAATGTCATTTCTGTGTCAAAGCTCACTATGAAACTTTGAAGAAAGAGGGCTATACTACAGAACAGTTACGGGACATTGGGCGTATTGCATCAGTAATTACTGCAGTATCTAGAGTTTTAAACAGTTAATATATATTCTTATAGTTGTATGAAGCAAGCAGAACAGTGCTGCGGACGGCGGTTCGATTCCGCCCAGGTCCACCAAATGGTCTCTCTCCGTAGAATACCGAAAGGTCGGCTGAGAGATTATTTGATGGGCCTGTACAGGTTTCGACGGAGCAAATAGTAAGTAAGTGGACAACTCGGCAATGCTAAAGTCGTAGGGTTAGGACTACCTGGCCGAAGAAGCAAAGCAAATAGACGCAAACGACGACTATTTTTATCAGGACCTTAAGCTAGCCGCTTGAACCTGACGGGGTTTTGGCAGTTCACCTTGTAACCAAACGAACTGCCTAATCAAAAAGGAGATTTAATGAAAAAGACTATTTTAGCACTAGCTATGGCAACTTTTGCCTCTGTATCGCATTCGGCAAATTTTGTCAGCTTTGATGTCGACCAAGTTACTGATACTAACAATAAAGCAAAAAGTACTGCTCAATATTTTAGAGCAGGTAAGGACATGATGGGCCTAAATTTAGGACTTCAAGTTCGTACCGCTGTTTTTGATAAAGGCGGAATGCTTAATAGCGTAGAAGCAACTGCAGGTAAGGACTTAGTTAAAGGCATTAATACTTTTGTTGGCGTAGGATATGACAATGGATTTAATGGCAAAGTAGATGGTGATTTTACTTATGGTTTAATTGGAGCATCTACTGGAGCTAAGCTTGGACCGGTTTGGGGATTCGGTGGCGTGAAAACACGTATTAATTGGGATGACAAAAATCCTAAGCAAACTGTAACTTTCATTGGCGCAAGCTATCCTGTATCAAAACAAGCTAGTATTAATTTAAGTGCTAGCCGTTCTTTTCAAGACATTGACGAAAAGGCCGTAGGCCTAGGACTTCGTCTAACCTACTAATAATTCCCAGTAGTATCTGACGAAAAAGGTGCGGGCAACTGCACCTTTAAAGAAGGAGAACCGATGGAAAAAATATTGAAAACTTTTTTGATATGTCTAGCAGCAGTAATAGTTGGCAATATTCTAATGAAAATTGTCGACATGAAATTAAATTTTCATAAACAAGAAGCAACTAAACCTAGTGTATTTAGTACACTAACTCTTGACCAAAGAGAAAAACAATTAGATTGTTTAGCTCGCAATATCTATTTTGAAGCAGCTACAGAACCATTCGAAGGCAAAGTTGCAGTTGCTCAAGTAACAATTAACAGAGCCGAGTCTGGTAAATTCCCAACTGATATTTGTAGAGTAGTATACCAAAAGAATATCTTCATGGAAAAGGTAGTTTGCCAATTTAGCTGGTACTGTGATATTGGCCCTAAAACTAAACCGATGCATAATGAAGCATATAAAGAATGTATGGCGGTTGCTAAGAAAGTACTACTAGAGGGATTTAGACTAGATGGTCTTTCTGAAGCAATGTACTATCACGCTACTTATGTATCACCGGGATGGAAGAAAGAGAAAATTGCTAGAATAGGTAATCATATTTTTTATAAGTAAAAACATGAAAAATTTAAAAGTACAAGTACCGTCTTTTGATTTAGCTAAAATTGGTGAGTTTTGTAGAACTAAATTAACTGCTGCAACTGCAGAAACTATTTCTTGGGTTGCTGTAATTATTATTCATGCTGCAACTATTCCAACTATGCTAGCCATTATGTCTGGATTAACAGAGAAGATGCCGCCTATAGATTTAGTATTATTTACTTGGGCAGGTTTAGCGTTACTTTTTGTTAAAGCGACAATTCTAAAAGATATGCTCAATATTGTTACTATCGGTTTTGGTTTTGTTATTCATGCTGTTATTTTATCACTGATTTTATTTAAATGAGTACTTTAAAAGAATTTACTAAAGAAAAGCATGCACTTGCTGAATCTCAACCCTTTATTAAAAGTATATTTGAAAATAAAGTAGATACTAAAAAGTACACAGATTATCTTTATCAGTTATACCATGTCTATTTTCAATTAGAAGATCTTGGCAAAGAAATATTCAAAGGTGTAGAGGAGGTAAAACGTAATGTTTACGTTCTTAAGGACTTCATTGAATTGGTGAACGGTAGCAATTATAAGAATGTAATAAATCAGTCCACTAGACAATATCTAGATTACATTTGGAGTATAAAAGACGATAATCAAAAAATGCTAGCTCATATCTATGTAAGACATATGGGAGATATGTTTGGCGGACAACAACTAAAAAAATTAGTACCAGGTTCTGGTAGAATGTATGACTTTGATAACTTACCTGCGCTTATTGTAGCAATGCGTAGAAAATGTGGTCCTGAATTAGCAGATGAAGCTAATGTAGCATTTGATTATAATATCTCAATTATTAAGGACTACAACTAATGGTAAACATCTGGGACAAGGTAATACCACTATCAGAAAGAATGATTAGTAAATTCAATGATTGTGAGACTGTTCAAATTAAAGATGAATATCATATTGATGTTAAAAACTTTAGTTGGAAAAACTATCTTTGGACTGATTCTAAATTTAGAAGAGCCCATATTGAGATAGTGGATGCAAGAGAAGAAAAAAAGATATGGGTTATGCACATGTGTGTTTTTCCACATGTAAATGACCCTTCTCCTATCTTTGGTTTTGATATAGTATGTGGTAAAAATAAAATCACAGGCGCCTTTCATGATTTTTCGCCTGTAGGCCAATCTGATATGTTCATGTGGTATGTGAACAATATGCAAAATTATCAATGGGAAAATATTAGACAGCTTCCTGAATGGGCACTACAAATTTTTAGTAAGCAAATGTTAGCTGTCAGTAATATTAATACAGAAAAAGAATTAGATCAGTTATGTCATGTTGCTATTGACAATTTAGACTTCTACCTATATAATGTTGGTAGGAGTGATGATAATACTTACATTAGTAGACACAATCATTATTGTAAATTCCAAAAACAAAATCCTCACACTCCTGCGATGATGAAAACATTAGGTGTAAACGAATTAGTATTTAAAAATTTTATGGATGAGGTTTTATTCCCGGAATATGATGAATAACGAAGACTTACTTAAAGCATTTACTGATACTTTTCTTATTACCAAAAAATTTAGATCCTCTAATGAATTTTCTTTGTACATAGAAGAAAGAGTCTCTAAAGAAAAAATAGGTTATATGGAAGCAGTTATATCCTATTGTAATGAAATAGATATCGACGTTGAATCTGTAGCTAATTTAATTAATCAATCTTTAAAAGATAAGATTCAAAATGAGGCAGAAGAAAATAATTACATGCGTAAAAGGGCAAAACTACCTATATGATAATGGACGCATTTGAAGTTTATAAGTATTACATGGCTTTGAAGTTGCATTTTACAACAGACAAATATGATGTTATTGAAAAGAAGGGAAAGGTAAGAGCATCAAGACAAGCTTTTGCTAAGAGAAAAGATTTATATGCTATTAACAAGGTTGCAAAGAGCTATTCGGATGAGGAGGTGGCCAATTTCCTTATTGCTAATTTTGTTTCTGGCGACCGCTGGGGTGGAGTATTTGACACGGATGCGAGAGAAACTTACTTGGCCTGGAAAAAAAGAATAGAATCTCTTACATACACATTTACTCAAGACATTGAAACATTACTTAATGAAATTGACTTCGACAAACTTTTTGACTGTAATAAAGACGAACATCCATATATAATTAAAGCATACCTTAGAAAAAGTATCACAATAGAAACATTAGTTATACTTGATAAATTATTTGATTTGGTATCTATAATTAATTCTAAAACTGCAGACACTATAGTTTGGCCAGATATAGCAAGACTAATTAAAAAGTATAGACCCTTTCTAAAAATAGATAAAGAAAAATACCATGGAATACTTAGAACAAGAGTTGGACATTAATAGTCAAAAGATTAAAAATTTAGAAAAAGAAATAGCATTGCTACACGATACAATATATAATTTGACATTATCACTTAAAGAAACACAAAGATACTTAATTAAAATGGCACAGAGTCAATCAGACCTAACCAAAAGAGTTTCGCAATGGCCTTTCATTGCAGTACCAGATAAACAGGGAGATCAGAGCTAGAATATGAGTACCAAGACTAGATACGATGAATATGATACAGACGACAAAGTTCATCGAGTAAAAAAGGTTAAATCTAAGCTAGACAAGCATCGAAAGTTTATATATAATTATGTATCCTCAAAACAAGATGAGGATGCGTATGATGAAATTCTAGATTATGCTTATAATCAGAAAATTAAACGTCGCTAATACAATTTTATACAACGCTTATACGGAGAAGTAAAATGGCATTTACATCACTTTCAGATCTACGCAAATCCCGCGGTGGCTTCGATACTCTTATGAAAGAAGTAGAGAAGATCGCAAATCCCCAATCCGACTCTAAAGCAGACGATCGTTTCTGGCAGCCAGAAGTTGATAAGGCAGGAAATGGTTATGCTGTTATTCGATTCCTTGCACCTCCTAAGGGTGAGGAACTTCCTTGGGTTCGTATTTGGAATCATGGTTTTCAAGGACCAACTGGTAAATGGTATATTGAAAATTCTTTGACTACTCTTGGGAAGCCAGATCCTGTTTCTGAAATGAATACTGAATTATGGAATTCAGGATCAGAAGCAAATAAAGAAATTGCTCGTAAACAGAAGCGCAAGCTAACCTATATTTCTAATATCCTTATTATTAAGGATCCAGCACATCCTGAGAATGAAGGAAAAGTGTTTCTTTATAAATTCGGTAAGAAAATCTTTGACAAGATCAAAGATATCGCTGAACCTCAGTTTGAGGATGAGAAGCCCGTAAATCCTTTTGACTTTTGGGAAGGCGCTAATTTTAAACTTAAGATTCGTAATGTAGAAGGCTATCGTAATTATGATAAGTCTGAGTTTGAATCACCAAGCGCTATCGCAGATGATGATGAAAAAATTGAAAAAATCTGGAACATGCAACATTCACTTGTTCAGTTCTTAGAAGAGAAACATTTCAAGTCTTACGATGAATTGAAGCGTAAGTTATTAATGGTTCTTTCTAATGCACAACCTAATGTTAAGAAAGCAGATGAGATTGATCTAGATGAACCCTTAGCACCTTCAACGCCAAAGGCACAGGTCGTATCTAAACCTGTTGCACAAAAAGCGCCTCCTAAGGATGTAGACTTTGATGACGACGAAGAATCGTTATCGTATTTTTCTAAACTAGCAAATGAGGACTAATATGAAATATTTTATTGCAATCCTAGCATCTTTAGCTATGGCACATGGAGCTTACGCAGCAGATGCAAAGAAAGAGGAGCCGAAGAAAGAAGCTCCTAAGGCTGAGGCCAAGAAAGAAGAACCAAAGAAAGACGGGGATAAACCTAAAGTTAAACCAGTCGGTAAAGATGGCAAACCTGTAGACGACGCTAAGAAGACTGCAGAAGCAGCTAAGAAGTAAAAAAAGGGGCGAAAGCCCCTTTTAATATCTTGAGCCTACTTGATTCTTTTCTAAATGATTCATCCAAGAACCATAAGAATTTCTAGAATCAGCAGCAACTGCTAAAAATTGGCTTTTGCTATTATCCACAACAGTATTAGATACTATTGGTTTCAACATTCCTTCAAGCATATCGCTCATATTAGTTAAATCAGTCTTTTCTTTAGATACTTCATCAAGCATACTGCCTGTTGTAGACTGAGATGGCACCTGAACTTTTTCCTGTACATTTTCTAATTTCTTTTGTTCAGCCGCTTTTTGTTTTAATTTAGCTAATTCTTCTTCCTCATTACTATTCAACTCGCCAGAATATGTAGCTGCAGTACCAGCTAGTCCCAATAATCCCAACCCTATTTGAAAGATGCTACCTAATTTACTTGGCACTTTGCCTTTAGGTGGTTGAGGTTTTGGTTTATTATCTTTTCCATCTTGAGGCGCAGGTGCTTTTCTTTCTGCTTCTGGTGCATCAGGTGTAGGCATAGGTTTTTTGCCATCTTTACCTGGTGCATTGCCTCCTCCTGGAACCGGCACTGTTCTTGTTCTACTTGGAAGATCTATACCTATATTTGGCAATGTTCTTCCTAGTCCCCCTATAACATCCTCAAGTTTTCTAGCTATTGCAGTTGATAGTTTATCAATATATTCATCATCATTTTTTACTGCCTGATTTTCTATAGTTTTAGAAGAAGTAAATGTGGGGTCACCTGGTAAAATTAATCTTGATTTATTGTCAGCAGTAGTTTTTCTTTCTAAGTTAATACTACCATCTTTTTTAACAGCTTTTGCCTTCATAGAGTTTTCTAAAAGTTTTCTCATCAAAACTACTTCTGTTGCTATTCTTCTAAAAAATCTTGTTGAATTGTCCTCTAACTTATTCTGATTAGGTTTTTGCACATTCAATGATTCTAAAGTAGTTTTAACTATAGAATTATCTCCTGCTAGCGTAGAAATAACTTGTTGTATATTATCTGGCTTAGTAGATATTTTTGGCTTGGAAAATATTTCTTTATCTAATGTTGGTTCTACTCTTTGTTTGGTTTTAGTTACAGGCTTTTTAGTTTTAGTAAGTGCATTTATACCAGTAAAATAGCCAAGATAAGATCCAATCTGCTCTAAAGCACCAGAAAAGAAATCTTTAAAGTCACCACCAAACGTTCTTTCTTTTAAATTTTTCTGTTCATCTTGAGTTTTTATTTGTTTAATTGGCTTTTCATTTTTCATACCTAATAACAAATCTATCTGTGCCTGGCTTTGTTTTACTAACTTAGCTAGTAATAATTCAGCCTCATCAAATGCAGGACGTTCCTTGGGTTGTTGTACATTTATTTTAGGTAACATCTGTGGCTGATTACGTTGCATTAGCATTCCTCTGCATTTGTTTTAATCTTAGTTTTTCATTCTCTTCATTAATATGATTAATCAACATTGCAACATATATTTCTCTTTCCCATGGCAACATGCCTTCTATTTCTGTTAATGAATACTTATGATGATACATCAACGAAAAATTAAGCTGATAATAATTAACTAAACTATCATGAGAAAGAGTTAGACGAAAAAATTTTGTAGACCCTCTAAATCATAATCATATATTGCATTACAATTATTGCATGTTTGTAGTATTCTTTGTTTAACAACTGGCATAGTACCGAAGAAGTTTTCTAGTTTATCAAATTGTTCTTTAGTAAAATCACTTAAGAACTCTAACATTTCTGCATCGGTATAATCACTTCTTTTGTAAACTGAATCTTGATCAAATACCGTTTCGATACATTTAGAAACTAAACTAAATACCTTTTCGGAGTTGGTATTGTCATAGATGTCAATTATTTCATTGAATTTAGGATAACGCATAATAATACCTAAATTATCTGTAACCATAATTTTATTACTATGGTTATCTTTTCTTTCAACTTTAACATCATTTAGATTCAGATCAAATTTTAGTTTATTTCCACAATCGCAAGATATATTTAAATTTGTTACTTCACCTATTGATTTAGCTCTTAATTGTAAAAAGATATATTCAACATCAAAATGTGCTAGTTTTTCTATATCTAATGTTTTAAATGTACATACATCAATTAGTTCAGTTACTATTCTAGAAATTTCATCAGCATCACTTTCAAGTGCAGCTAATAAAATTTTATATTCTTTTACTAGAAACGGTCTAAATTTTACTGTTTGGTTAGTTGATGGTAAAGTCAACTCATAGGTTTGTACTTCTAATTTAGGCAATGCCATAATAATTCCTATTCATCAGTTTTTGTTATATAATTGGGTAGTATTTTACTTTTAGCCCAGTCTATAGTTGATTGAGGGGATGAAAAAATCTTAGATATATCATCAGTAACTTTAGGATTAAAAATACCAGGTGTCGAGGGTCTTGGTGGTACAATCTTAGGCATAGTGGGCACTAATGTTGTAGGTGACACGTCCAAGCTACCAAATGATTCATGTTCTGAAATCCATTTCCTATAGGCAAAAGTAACTGTTAATTTGTGATACTGATTTTGATTACTTTGACTTAGATCCAGTAAACTCATTGATCTAGGAAAAACATCTGTTAAAATTACACTGTATACTATATCGTCAATATTGTTTAGTTGTTTTATTTTAATAGATTCGCCTATGTATTTGTCTTTGTAGGATACTTCGGACGAATAAGGATTTACAATTTTGAACATCCAAGCATCAAAGAATGCTTTTAATTTCATACTTTGATCTAAAACAAAAGTAATATTAATACCTTCACCTCCAAACTCCATACCGACGGGTCTTTGATAAGCTGGTCCTTGAGCTCTTAGTTGTTTATTCAATATATTAAGTACAGGGAAATTGGCTATTTCCACATTGGTTATTGCCAACTTTCTAGCATCCTGATTAGTATAAAATGTAAGTCCAGGCGGTGGTGCTATTTCTACTTCAAATCTATTATTTTTAGCAAAGCCATTTACTCTTGCTTGTGCTATAAAATTGGTTAAGCTAAAAATTGGTTTGGCCATTATTTTCTTCTTGTATTATTGTTATAAACGAATCTCTCTAACGGCAATTGCGAAGCAGTTATCCAATCAGCATAATTTATTTTTAAAAAGCTAGACTTTACATGCGCTGTCAAATAATGTTTTACTGCATCTTTAGCTGGTGCTAAGGTTGAAACACTTGATATAATTTGCCAAGATAAGTTTATTCTAGTATCCTCGGTTATCTTATCAGTGTTTGCTAATTTGCTAAGATGGCCCAATGTTCTGAATCTTAACATGTACGGCAAATAATGTAGGTTGATACCAAAGAATCCATCTGGTACTTGCCTAAATGGCAATACTAATGGCAATGTATCATACATAGGCAGAGTCAATTTATGCTTAGGATCATAGTAAAACAAATACATACCGCCAGGTATTATAGTTTTAGTTAACTGTTTTCTATTTCTCATTAACTCTTCAACAGAAAAATTACCAGAACCAGTTAATTGATTAATTTGGCTTTGGTACCACTTCTGTGATTTCCTAGTACCATCGGCACTTAATCTAATTTTATCAAAAGCATCATTCATTTAGCTAGTCCTAAGTCTTTTTCTGTTAGAATCATAAACTTCAGCCCTCTGTCTGTACAATATTCAAATGCTGCTTTCCATTTGGCTTCGTTTATACCGTATTGAAAAACTTCATCTATAAATTTTTTAGTTTTCTTCTTTGGCACTTCTGGCGGTTTAGTAAATTTTTCTGGTTTAATTTCTATAAGATATTTTGTAATCTTGTTATTCTTATCTAGAACTTTCATATAGAAATCAACAAAGTATCTGTGAACACGTCTATCAATAGGGGATACATATGGTATAACGATAATTTCTGAACCCCACTCCACTATAGATGTGTTTTGGTCACACCATTTCATAAATCTAAGTTCCCACAATGACCGATAAACTACAGAATTGATATCCCCTCTGTATTTTTCAGTATTTTGAACTCTATATTTTCCCTTGTAACTTTTGGTATACATTATCTTATAAATAAATAATAACTATTTAAATATTTATTACAATGCCATTCAATCCATATTTCGATTCTAAGTACAAAGAACTTAAGTTAAGGACTGATGAATATCATACTAACTATGATATAAATCAGCTTTCCTATCCGAATGGATTGGGCGTTAATCCTGATCTACAACATTATGTGGCATTTTATATAAATGTCAGAGGAAAGTCTACTCTTGACACTAAAGATTCTAAATCTAAAATTCCAATAGCTCCTGAGGGCAATAGAATTAATCCTACAGATGTACCTATAAAAACTATTGTAGGGTTGCAAGGATTAGGTGCTACTGGATTGTCTGCAATTAAATCTGTAGTCGATGGTAGAGTAAAACAAGCGGGCAAAGAAGCAATTAATGGTGTTTTAGCAACAGGTGCTGTTGTTGGTATTTTAGCTGCGGGTCAAAAATTTTCAGGCAATCTCTTAGAACCAGATAAAACTTATAGAATAAAAGATGTAATTACTTTACATGTAGAAAATTCGCCTTCTTCGTCATATGGTGTGAATTATCAAAATCCAGACTTAGGTGTTTTAGCTGGTGCTCTAGCTGGCGGCAATTCTGCAGTTGATACTGTAAATAAAAGTATTCTTAATACTGAAGCAGGAGCAGCAGCTGCTTTAAGTGTGGCTAGTCTGCCAGGTATAATAGGCGGTCCTAGATTATCAGACTTAGTTGGTGCTACAGCTAGAGTTAAAACTAATCCTTTCACTGAGACATTATTTCAATCTGTAGACTTTAGAAGCTTTGATTTTAAATATAGATTTTTGCCTAACGACATGAATGAAACTAGGAATGTGCAAAATATAGTTAAGAAGTTCAAAGAACATATGCACCCTACTCTGTCAGATAATTCATTATTTTATATTTATCCTTCAGAATTTGAAATAGTTTATTATTTTAAAGGGCAAGAAAATTCGTATGTG